ATAAAAACCTTAGTTTACCTGTTCATTAAGAACAACATAAGAACCGTAAAACTGCATTTCTACGTCCAAATCGACTCTACTGAGTGCGACTGACGGAGGAGTAACGCCGGTATTTCCTATAGGAACGGTTGCAGTTGGCAATTGCTCATAACGGCTCATACGTAAATATTTACCACCATTCTTTGGCATACGCTTTTTCATTGCAGGAACTGCGTGAATCAAGGTCGGCGTTGGTGTGCTCAGAATCCGCATATCAAAAGTTTGTTGTACCTGAGGTGGTAATATCGTTGTGTTTGTAATAGGCATGTGATTTTCCTTAAATATATTGTTAGTGAATTATTCACTAGAAAACAACACATTCAAGATGACGAGTCTTGTGCAACATTATATTAATCAACATAATGATGCTCAGTCTGGGTTGGCGAGATCCCGTACGGCCAATAAGAATGGATGAGCGACTTCCAATACAACTCATAACTATTAATAACAAAAAATAAAGTCGATATACAAGAAAAACTGTGTAGCAGTGTTTTGTCTCACCACTACACAGAAAAAGGAGAGCTAAGAAAAAAGAACGTTATGACTGCTTTATAATATCTTGCATCTCTTTCCAAACTTGTTCTTTTACCGAGTCTGTTAATCCTTCAGCAAAAGCATTTGCCCGGGATAATGGAGATTCAGCTTGTTGTGGCGATATAGATGTTACCGTTCTTGGTTTTGAAACATTTTGATTAACTTTTTCTTTTGATTTTTCATACTGCGGACGTGAAAGTCCATATCGCTTAATTGATTTATACGCAGCTATTGCCTTACTTTGTATATTTGGATTGGCAGCAAGAGATTCGGCTAATTCAGGATCAGTATCTCGTAACATCCCCAAAGTCTCTGGAGTAACAACTTCATCAAAATCTGGATATTTAGATTTAATTTGTGCTTCAACCAATCGTTCTTCAAGTTGAGCAATGCGTTGTTCTGTATATTGTCGCTGATATTTAAGATGTTTACCCTCAATGAGGTCATCATCTCCAACAACTGGTTCTTCGTCCCTTTTATTTTGCTGTGGAACACCCTGCTGTAATATCTTTAATGCTTCATCTCGTTCTCGCTCTGCTTTTTCTTTGGCAGTTCGCAAGGCTCTCCAGTTTTGGACATGCTTAACGTATTCGTCTGTATCTGCATCGTTATTAGATCCAGTGTCTTTATTTTCTTGCGTTTCTTCTTCTTGTTTATCAAGTGCCTCTGTCGCTTGATCTTCTTCTTGGCCAGCAGATTCTTCTGGTACAGTTTCAACTGGTACAGTTTCAACAACTTCTTCAGTAATCTCAGTAGACCCATTTTCAATCTCTACATTATCTTTCTTTTTGGCCATAAATCTCCTTTATGAGCTTTTATAAATTCTATTTTCTTTATTTAAATCTTGTGCTTGTTTTAATAATGTATCATCATAAAAATCCAGAACAAATTTGAGTAATCCACGCTCACATTCTGGTGTTTCAACTGCATGTTCATACAAATATTTACAATGTTCTTTATCGGGTATTACCCAAAGAAATTCTATCGAAGAAGTCTGCTTATCATAACGATAAACCGTCTGACCATAATGAGGCGTAGGACAACTAGCCCGACTAAAAATAAAATTCCTAAGAACATTGGGCATCAATCTTTCTCGCTTGGCCTCCACAACCACATAAAAATCATGCGCATACTTTGAAACATTCTCATTAACACAGTTTTCAACCTTTTTAGCATAATCATGTAATGCTGCCTCTCTAATCTCTCTATAGTCATACGTACTAGGTTCTGCTTGCAATAATTCAGTAGATATCTGTCCCGCCGTTTTTGTCATATAATCCTTTTAATGACCCTCATTTTTATTACCTTACCATGAAAGGCTATGTTGTGCGTATATTATTGTTTCTACTTCTTTTTTTATACCACAGATCGTGCGCAATGGAACCATCTAGACAACGATCATCATCAATAACAATAACAATTGAAGAATCATCAATCGCCACTAAACATCCAATGGCGTACAAATTGGTTCATTCAGCTCTTAACGGCAACAGTGATCCACATGTCATTGAATTGATTGATCGTTGTTTAAATAAAAACAAAAAGGGATTGTTATATCCAGACTTGCCCGATAAACGAGACCTATTAAAACTAGCACCAGATTTATACGAACAACACAACCGTGATTATGTACTTAATTATTTGATTAACGAATTGACCGATAATAACGCACATGTTCGACAAGATAAAAAGAATGAACGCAAACAGAAATATGTTATCGCTGCTATTGGCGCAACTACTACTATAATATCAACTGCATCAGCATTACTTATTTATTTCTTAGAAAAATAGACACTTGGTGTCGTGACACTTAGTGTCAGAAACCGCCAGAGTAGAGCTGAAACTCTGGCGGAAACAATGAGACAATCCCAGAGATGGGATTATACGGGGAAGAATGAATGAACACTATTTTTTCTTGGGTATCTTAGCACCTTTTTTACGAGCTTCACTCAATGCAATTGCGATTCCCACTTTCGGATTCGTTACAATAGGCCCTTTTTTAGAGCCATGATGCAATTTTCCAGCTTTAAATTCTTTCATTACAGTCTTTATCTTAGATCGTCCCTTTTTACAAACTTTCTTACTTTTTCCGATAAGGCTTTTTCTGCGGGCCATTTCAAATCCTTTATGCGTTTTCGCAGTGTTACTAAAGAGATACCGTACTCTTTTGCAAATTCAGACATAGTCCCCTTTTTGCCAAACGCTTCGATATAAACGTCGCTCTTGCGACCATCTTCTGCCATGTTATTTTTTCTTTTCTATTTTTTCAAGCTTATCGTAGTACTTAAGGTCCTCAAGCATATGGGCAAGTGCGATTTTACCGGTTTTTAACAAATTACCACCAGTAACATTTGTCTTGTCAGACATACCGCCCTTTTTCTTGGGTCCATGTTCAAGTTCAACAAGCAAACCCTTTTTAAAATCTGCCAACTTAAACCTTTTTGTGTCCATTTTAAGTTCTTTTGCTATTCTTTTTGCGTCAGCATCAGTAATATTCATAACATATCCCAATAACCAGAAGGTCAAAAATGAAACTTCTTTTAACTGCACTGTTAATTTTATGTACCACATATTCTGATCAAGAACCACCAAAAGAAGAACAAGAAGTGATTACGATATGTATCGATAATGGATTAGACCAAGATATCAACGACTTTCTCGATCTAACTGAAACATATCCAAATGCAACAATACGCATCCATAGAAAGAGCGTAGAAAATAAAGACGCACAGGAAGAATGATCAAACCCGTGCGTCCACCAACAAGGAAATTATGTCTAGAAAGACTTGTCTTCCTGTTCATCAACCGAAAGGAAAACAATGGGAATACTTGCCATTGCATGGATTATGATGAAGATATATATTGCCTATCGTATAGTAGGCTTACTAATTTTATGTACTACATATTCAGAAAAAGAACTACGAAAAGAAGAGCAAGAAGAGATTACGATATATCGATGATGGATTAGACCAAGATATCAACGACTTTCTCGATCTAACTGAAACATATCCAAATGCAACAATACGTATCCATAGAAAAGTTATAGAAAACAAAGACGCGCCAAAAAACAAAGACGCACAGGATAAATAATCAAACCCGTGCGTCCACCAACAAGGAAATTATGTCTATAACGAGGGGTCTTCTGTACGATCACGATATTCATTGTCTCTTTCAAACGATGATCGTTTAAACGACGATCGTTCATATGAACCTCGTGAACGTTTCTTCACATTACTATCTTTGGTGATTAAATCACCACCCAGGATTTTCAATGCTAGATTCGTAGCACGACCCTTAGGCCTAGGAGCGGCTGGCATTTTACCACCTTCCAGCTTTACCCTTGCGGTTATTACCAGCAGAATCCTCACGTGCTCGTTGATCTATGCCTGTCATAGTATCATCGTAGTCATCCGATCCACCGTGTGGTAAATCAGGAACATCTTTGATGATAACTTCTTGAGGCAAATTACAACGATTATTGCTTGGTTGCGTAATTATCGCACCCTCATGATATCTTTTCTTTGCCATCGTATACCTTTCGTGAAGCACTTAATGCTTCTGTAGAAACTGCAGGTCGTGACGTTTTGTCACAAACTGTGACATTTTGTCACAACTTGCAAGGTTTGTTGGGAATTATTCCCACCGAGAATTATTCTCACCTCTATCTACCAATCGCAAGTAGCGATTCCGGTGATTGGGCTCACAAAAGAAGATACCATTATCAAACAAATAAATACTACTTTTTTTCTTTTGGCTTACGATTAATAGGCAAAGTTAGCGCATCTTCTGGCGACCAACCATTATATATTCGCCATTCAAGCGTCGATCGACCAATCTTTCTTTCTTTTGCCCATTCTGAATGAGTTTGTTTCTTTCCAAAAGCAGTTATAAATTTATTGGTAGATCTGTTACGAAATTGTTCTTTGCGTGTCGCCCATCTGCAATTCTCTTTATAGTAACCCTTGTTGTTATCAATCCTATCGATTGATTTTTTATCGGGAGCATCCCCCATATCATCAAAGAAGTTTAAATACGATTCTCTCCATCTATCACAAACAGTAATACCTCTTCCGCCGTATCGACCATATCTTTTGTCGGTTTTTTTATAACACCTGCGAAGCATGGATTCATATGATTTATAACTTCGAGTATTTGACGTTCCATTTAGCGATTTATTAAGACATCCGCATGTTGTAGTATGCCCTCTACGCAAACAAGAACCCCTAATGTTTTTCTCGTTTCCACAATCACAACGACAACGCCAAATTGGCTTTCCGCATTTTGTTTCTACATATTCTAAAACTAATAGTTTGCCAAATTTTTTGCCGATCATTCTTTTATTCATACGTTTTTGATCGACAGCCCTGCGACAAGAAACACACATTTCTCCAGCCGCACCCGCAACAAATCTGTCCTGTTTACAAATGGGACAAGTCGTTAAAGTTAAATATTTTTTACGCACAACAGACTCCTATATTGATAATACGGAAGTCTGCCATGCTTAAAGCATATTGCAAGCTTTATTGTTCTGATAATTAAGTTTGTTACTGTGGCAATTGTGCTTCCATTTGTCCCTCCAAAGGCTTAGGACCTTCTGGCATAGAAGAAACTTCTGGCTGCTGTATCATATTCGCCATTTCAATTAACTGCCTAATTTTTGCCAGGTCCATATCTTCGAGTTCACTAAGGGCTTTAATATAATTAAGTTTTGCTTGTGTATCATCCTTAGCGCTTTCATGGACTCTTTCCTGATAAAGACCAATATTAGAGAATGCGCGTGTCTCTCTTTCTTTTGCCAATGCGATCTGTTCCTGGTATCTACCTTCAGCAAGTTTAGCTTGCGCTTTAAGTTCTTCCATCTGAACTTGCTGAGCTGCTTGTTGTTGTTGTTGAGCTGCTTGTTTCTCTTGTTCCATCTCTTGTATAATCTCTTGTTTGTTTTGTATGGTCATATTATCAATAAAGAACTTATCAGGAATTGGAATGCCAATCTCTTTAAGATTTAATCCCTGAGCAAGAGCCATTTGACGTTGCGAATCTGTATTTATACCTGACGTTACATTGGCATCATAACGACCAAAGAACTTATTATAAAATTGTGGTGATGGATCTTGTTCAATAATTCGTTTAACCTTGCCAGGCGTAAAATTATTCTGAACAACTTTCAACACTATCTTACCCAATAGCTTCTGCGCATAATCTAGGCGATCAAACAAGCCTTGTAAGGTAGTAAGGCCAGCACCTTGCCGTAACATAGATAATATTCCAGCCTTATCATCAATCGCCGACCCAGTTAACTCTTCATTAACACCAGATATTTGCGATATTTCTTCACCCAGAAGACGAGATAACTCAATTGTAGTAGGTGGCACTTGAGGAGGCACTATTTGTTGAACGTCGGTCATTTGTGCGCCTTGTTTCAATGCAATACCACGACCTTGGCCGGCTTGAAATACATCTTTTGGATTAACGAGTGCATCTTCTTTATATATCCATCCAGAATTGACTTGAGACTCAAGCATATCAAGTTCAATAACCTTACGACGATTATACAGAAATTGAGCATCTCTTAGACCGCGAACGACACCCTGAAGACGTAAATGATATGATGGCATTTGTGGATTGTAATATCCCAAGACAGGCACAAACGGATATGAATCAAGCCCTAAGGGATTAATATCGTCATACATTACATGACCTTGAACAACAATTCCAAGGTTAACACTCGGAATCATCGATTCAACAATCTCAACTGAAGGATATGCCTCCACAAATCTTTTTAATGCATCAGTATTTTCTGATTGCCATTCAAGCGTCTCGCCAGATTCTGAATCAACCAGTAATTTTTGTTTACGATATGTTCGGTAATAAAATTCATCGTATGCAAGCAATTTATTTGTATCAAACTGATAATTCTCTGGAAGGTATTGAAACTTTCCATCTCTTACCGATCCAGATGGAATCATTGATCCAAGCGCTGTTGCATTTGGGCTAAGGCCCATTAATTCATCTTTTTTATCTGGCAAAAGAGATGCACATTCAGTTGGGGTCAAATATGTTCTCTTCCATATATAATTACAGTCGGATAAATCAGCCTTACGGAAGAATGGATCAATAAGAAATGAATTGTATGGGCAATTATCAATCTTGATAGAACCTGATATTGGATCTGAACGATAATCTACCCAAACCTGCATAAGATTCATACCAGTTACAAGAGCACCCTCAAAAGCATCTGATATTGTTTCAAGAACACCTTCTTGTTGGTTAAGCCACATAAAGATCTTGGTAAACTGATCAGCCGTTAACTCATCGCTGTTTTCCACAGGAATAATGATGGTGGATTTGCGATTGCGTCTCTGATAGCCAGAAATCATATTAACAATACGACGTATACGATTGAAGTTGAATTGTCTGCGCTGATTTAATGGAACCCCAGAGTAGATCTCATTCCACGCAGTAGCGTCCCCCGCCTCAAATCTAGTATCAATGTCCGCCTGTTGCCAATATTCCTGGTTTATCAGTATCGATTCATTATAACTCTTATCCATTAATCTAAGTAGCGACCTCTGAGGCTCGTCTTGATATTGTGAACTTTCCGGAAATAACATAGGCGCCCTTCACTAAACAATTATTATCGATAATAAACAAGTGTATACGCCTATAGTCTAGAAAGGATATCAAATAACAGACAAGTATTTTAAATACTGAGTGTTATCTCTTAAATCCAAAATCACTTTTTCTTATTTTGCACATGCGGCCATCAGAAATATGATGAAAGACAATGCCTTCTATATCAAGGGCTGGATTAGATAGATAAGATTTTAACCCTTCAAAAGAGAAATCGGTTATTGGCAAAACCTCACAACCGTGTGGTATTAACTTGTGGCCAACAATCTTTTCACGATTTTT